GAGGAGCCAAGGAATCACAAGGGCCGTCGACTTCGGCGAAGGAGGGATCAGTGATGAAGGTAAGTTGGGTGGTATTACCAATCATTGAGAAATAACCACGCTCTTGTTCAGAGGTCATGGTCAATTGATTCCAGATGTGCATCCAGTCTCCGTATTGGCGATCGATGCGCTGTCCACCGATTTCAACCTCAACTTGTGCGACAAGTTGTTCTCCGGGGTAGTCTAACCAACGGGCATAAACTCCCGAACCAACACCAGCAGCAAATGATGCGATGCCCATAAGCTGGTTAATTTCAGGAAGAGTAACTTGGAGATAAGTTCTGTATGCTAAATCACCATTACGACTGATGGTGCACTGGACACGACGACCGAAATCAGCCTGTCCGTTAAAAGTTTGTTCAATAGATTCAATTGCGAAGTTGGTGTAACGTCTGTAAGTAACCTTCCAAAAGGTAATCTGAGGATTACCCGTTAAATAAACATCTTGAGCGCCGTAGGCAACTAGTTGCATAAGTCCACCTCCCATTTTATATATTATAATAAAGAAAAAAAAATTGCTTTTTGACTTAATTGCACAAATTATATGAATTATATAAATATTATCGTAAAAGTATTTTTTCAAGATTAAGATTTGACCTTAAAAATGTATTTAAATATTCTTCTTCGTACATTTCTTTCTTACCTTCATGTTTTTTACTAAAAATAAAGGTTCCTTCCTTTTTTTGTATAGTCCACCCCTCTTCAACAGAATTGAATATAAATGCCATAATTTGAAATGTTTTAGGACAAATATCATGGTTTAATATTTTTTTAGTATCAGCATCTAAATAATTTATAGATACCTCCATACATTATTTTCCTAAAAATATATATTTTTTTTAACTTGAAAACACTTTTAAACAATAATTATTTAAAAGACCAATATATATTTATAATATGTCATCGTTTAAACCAAAAGCTAACAAAAAAAAGGTTGTTATAATAAGCACAAATGTAACATTAGATAGTAAACATAACGAATTTTTAAAGGAATTTCAAGACAATGAAGAATTTTTTCTTCCTAAAATTAAAAAGGAATTGTTATTTTTAAAAAAGGAAAAACAAAAACATGTTTCTAATATTGAAAAGTTTCTTGATATCGATGAAAAAATAAAACTTTTAAAAAAGGAGAAGACAAAATTAGAAAATCAAAAAATGGATTATTTACTAAATAATTCTAAATATATCTTTGAATATTTCGAGAATAAAAAAAATATATCAAACATGAACGTCGATGCTAAACCAATTGGAACAAAAGAAAATGCAGTTAAAAATTTGTTTCATATATCGTCTCAAAATATTGCGCAGCCATCAATAAATAATGAAAATATTATTCATAAATATTTATCTAATATTGATGATTCCTTAATTAATATTAGTCAGTTTGTTAGAGCAACTGATATTTGTTCCTTTTGCAATAAAGGAGAATATATTCCTATTGAAGATGAAGGAATTATAGTATGTAACAAATGCGGAGTTAGTGTTCCTGTTTTAATTGAAAACGATAAACCATCATACAAGGAACCTCCAAAAGAACTATGTTTTTATGCATATAAAAAAATTAATCATTTTAAAGAAATTTTATCTCAATATCAAGGAAAGGAAACTACAAATATTTCACCTGAAATACTAAATCAAATTAAAAATCAAATTAAAAAGGAAAGAATTGAATTAACTGATCTAACTCATAATAAAACAAAGGAAATCCTTAAAAGATTGGGACTTAATAAATACTATGAACATATTGTTTTTATAAAAAATAAATTAGGAATAAAACCTCCATTCATGTCACAAGAATTAGAAAATACTTTATGTAATCTGTTTATCGACTTACAAAGCCCTTATTCGAAAAATTGTCCTGATTATAGAGTGAATTTTTTAAATTATTATTATGTGTTATATAAATTATGCGAATTACTCGACGAAAAACGATTTCTTTCGGAAATACCTATGCTAAAGGATAGAGAAAAATTAATAGAACAAGATGAAATTTGGAAAAAAATGTGTTTAGAATTAGACTGGGAATTCATCGCAACTATTTAATTTTTAAATTATAATTTATAATTTATAATTTATAATTTATAATTTAAAATCCGCCCGGGAAGGAAACTAAATTTGCTCCTATACCGAACCCAGCACCTGATCGAGCAGTGACACCGATACTTGGAACATATGTATCTAAAATGCTAAAAGTTGCGGCGGCGGTTAAAGCTATCAACAATATTTCTTCTAAATTCAATGATTGTTTGGGGATAGCGAAAGATGCTACGGCAACCATGAAACCTTCGATAATATATTTAATTATTCGCTTGATAAGTTCAGAAACATTAAACACGTTATTCATAATTATCTTATACTAAATACACAGAAAAATAATTTATCATTCAGATAAAATAATTTAAATAGAATACTTCAAGTAAATTATAATGGCTAAATCTTTTAAAGTAAAAGAGCATCCTCATTATGTAGATTTACTAGAAGTTGATAAACCTATCGCAGCCCAAGCATTCGGTTGTTTTTCGTTTATTTCTCCTGAAAACATTCTAAAACAAAAAAATATGTATTTTTTCGGAGAATTTGTGAAAAAGTGGGAAATGAATAAATCAATGGAAAAATTTACTCAATTTTTAAATTTTCTTTCGTTTAAATATAAACTTTCGATCGAAGATATTAATAAAGATCTTGAAGAATTTGTACAGGAAGAAAAGGCTAAGTTGACCGAATTGTCTCTTGAAGATGAATATAAAACATTTTTGGATAGAAATGAGGAGAAACTAGAAGCTATTTTTAATAAAGAGCATCAATTTCAGACATCAGTTAAGGGATTCAAAGCTAGAGGAAATTTCGCATCTCAAGAAGAAGCCGAGTTGAGAGCTAAATTACTGCGCGAAATGGACCCTGCATTTGATATTTTTGTAGGCCCTATTGGAACATGGTTGCCATGGGATCCTGAGGCTTATAAAACGGGAAAGACACAATATATGGAGGAAGAGCTTAATCAACTGATGGAAGAAAAAATGAAGAATGAAACTGCTGCTAAAAATGCTTTCACGCAGCGAGTAAAGGAGTCGAAACAAAAAGCAATTGAAGAAAATATGAAAAAGGCGCAAATAAGCGGTAATAAATTGACGCAAACAATTGACGAAACAGGCGAATTGGTTGGCTTAGGAGGTAATACACAAGAAAAGGAGTTATCAGCAATGGAAAATATTTCTCCTGAAGATATTTGCAAGACCTTATTTGAAGGTGATAATATTATAACAGGTAAGACGGATAATGGAGTAAGTCTATTAAAGTCAGGACCTTTTGCATCATCTGCATAGTTTATAAATGAATTACACAAATTGTATAATAGTATAATAATATAATTTATGTAATAAATATATAATAAGAAGTTCTTATAATGCATCATTATTGTGATTCAATAAGTAATGAATCATTTGAATATTTAGGACAACACATATATACAAATGATATTAATATAGAATTTTTATTTATGGAAAAAAAGAAATTAATGGAACAATTATTTGACATGGAAGCTATTTTAAATAATATCAATAAAAATCTACATGAATTACTAATAGTTCAAAAGGAATTAACTAAAAAAAATTATAATATTGATTTACAAAAAACATATAGTAGAAGTTCGTCTAGTTTTATTTACTCTGCGCTTTATCGAAATATAAGTAATCCAATTAGGAACCAAATGACTAAAATATATGTTAAAATAGAAGATTCGCAGAATTATAAAAATAATGTTGTATTCGAAATAGAAGAATTGGAAAAACAATTAATTATAATAAATAATAAGATTTATGAATATTGCAGTTTAGAATACGATTAAAATTAAAATTGAAATACTTTTTTCTTGATAAATTATAATACAATACAGATATGTCTGATCAAACGATTAACTCAATAAATATGAATGACCATGTGGAAAAGGTGGAAAAAATAAAACCAATAAAAACAATAAAAAAAATAAAAAAAATAAAACCAACAAAAACAATAAAAACAATTAAACCAATATTTGAATTAGAGGAAGACATTATTGATCCAAAAGATTATAAACTAATAAACATTGATAATATTGTCAATATTCCAACTGAATATCCATCAGAGTTTACACAATTTTGCGAATTAAACGATCTTAAACCTCCACATATTACAAGCAAAAACGGAAAAGCATTGGCTGCAATGTTGGTTCATCCACATCATTATTGGAATAGAACAACTTGTAATGCCTTTGTACAAAAATTTGGAATAATCACAAAGGATAGTATTCAAATCTTTAATAAGCATTCTCAGTGGGGAATACAAACAAATAGCGGGAAAAAAAGAGGTAACCTATATATTATATATCCGTATGAATTGTCTAATAAACATAAAATGAGGAAAAATTTTGAATATGACGGAACTGAATCTCAAAAAAATATAGAAAT